GCGTCTGCTGGACCTGAATTTGCGAATTCAATTTCGAATTTAATTTGTGTAAGGTAGAAGATTCTACTTCTTGCGCTAGTCAAGATTGGTGATGATCCGACTGCTGTGTCGAATAGTGCTACTAGTTGTGTTGATACAACTGATGCCGGGATTAAATTGGTTTGGATTCCGGCTCCAGATGCTTGTCCTCCTGCTCTGATTTCTGACCATGATGATAGTGGACTTAGTCGTTGTGCTAGTCTTACTATTTTTGGTTTTTTGTATGTTAATGTTTTGCTGAAGTATGATAGTCCGTCGCTGCCAGGCATGAAGGACGGTTGCTTCTTCTTTTTACGAACCGTAATGGTTCTGCTTCCTGGTGCGGGATGTTTTTGAGGTTGTCGGGTGTTCAATTTGCGTCTTTTCCAGTTGTTATTGGCATTTTTAGCGTATTTATATGCTCCGTATGCTGATGCTCCGATGCCGAGTGCGTTTCCGATCAATCCTCTTCTGTTTCTTTGATATTTCATATAAGGGGGAGGGTACCAGTTTTTCAAGTTTATGGTGTACCATACTTTGAATTGTTAGGGTCACTAGTTCATTATTACCTAGTGACCCTGTGTTCGAGTGGTCGAACACCCCTCCCCTTCCCTCATACCCCACAATCCCCATCCTACGCCACTTCGTCCCATCCTACGCCACTTTTCTTCGGTTTTGTATATATAGGGACCTGTTCCCACTATTAAATCAGAATGAAATGCCCTCCCCCAAGTCCAGAAAGTTCTGTTTCACCTGGAACAACTACCCGTTGGACCATGCCACCGTCCTCGACGGACTCGGGTCTCGATACCATTGTTATGGCTACGAAGAGGCTCCAACAACCGGAACCGAGCACCTTCAAGGATTTTTGTACTTCGATTCAGCAAAATCCCTCAACGCTTTGCGACTCAAACTTAGAGGATGCGATCTTCGGATCGCCAATGGAACTCCAGAACAGAACATTACTTACTGCAGTAAAGACGGAGAATTCCTCGAATTTGGAGACCGTCCCTGGACGCAAGAAGAGAAAGGCGATTCCGAGATCGCTCGTTATGAATCCGCACGCGATAGCGCAAAATCTGGGGATCTCGACAGTATCCCCGCTGATATATTTGTCCGCTGTTATGGGACGCTCAAACGAATCGAATTGGACTATATGCAGAGAGTCGCCCCCGGAGAAGACGTCTGTGGAATTTGGATACATGGTGAGTCTGGATCCGGCAAAACGCGTGCTGTATATGCCGCCTACCCTGAGCTTTACCAAAAAGCTTGTTCCAAGTGGTGGGATGGATATCAAGGAGAGGACATCGTCCTTGTTGACGACATTGATATCTACTCAGTCGCCCTCGGAGGACATATTAAACATTGGGCAGATTTCGCCCCGTTTATCGCCGAAAGAAAGGGCGCAGCCTCCCGAATCCGTCCTAAGAAATTCTTCGTTACGTCGCAATATAAGATCGAGGAAATCTGGACCGACGTACAAACCCAAGCCGCACTTGGAAGACGTTTCACCGTTATCGAAAAGATTCGGGGGCAGGCAATCATCATATGATGATTTAATTTAGTGTTAAAAAAATATATTTCATATCCAACTAACTAAGATTCCTTAAAGAGCGTAGAGCATCGTAGGCCGTTAGGCCGTTTGCACCGAAGGTGTACGTTTATGCGTATTCCGAAGGTAGAGTAACTTCTTCTGGTGCTCCTCCTTCTTCATTTATTTGGTACAATGGATCCGTGATTACTGGCAAGTTGTTCAATTGAACAGTTTGTTTGGAAAATGGTGCCAGTACGTGTCCTGATATTGTAGTTTTCTTAATGTGGATAATTTTGCTTGGTGAAATCGATTGTCTGTTAGGAGTAACTGTGATTGCTTTGTCAGCATCGGCAATCGTTCCTCTTTGCACAGTAAAGATATATTGGGTTATTCCACGTATAGTTGCAAATCTTTGCAAGTGTTCATAATCTAATTGTCTGTTGACATTATGAATGAAAGTCATTTTGACTTTTTCTCCTGGAGCAAGAGATTTAGTGTATTTCTTTGTCCAGAATAAAAGATTGAATCTTTTAGTTGCTGTAGGTACTGCCCATGGTGCGTCAGTTGTACCTACTGAAAGGACTCCTTGGTCTTGTAAACCTTGAGTCCATTCTGTTGCAGCTCCTCCGTGTGATGTAACGCTCGTACATTTATCAATTAAAAAGTAAACATCTAATTCAGCGTCTGCTGGACCTGAATTTGCGAATTCAATTTCGAATTTAATTTGTGTAAGGTAGAAGATTCTACTTCTTGCGCTAGTCAAGATTGGTGATGATCCGACTGCTGTGTCGAATAGTGCTA